TCAGCTGTATAAAATGACCTACCAGCATTACCAGTGCTACCAACACTATAAGATCCAAATATGTTTTTACTTGATTCTTGACCAGTCACACCAAAGATATAATTGAACCAGGCATACCAGAAATCATATATGCTACTACTACGATCCATTAAGAATGTAAGTGATACATCAGTATAGTTAGCTGAGTAGGGCATCTTTTCCATTATACCAACACCAAATCGATTGATATCAGTTGTACGCATCGTTACACCAGGAAGAGAAGCATTTATACAGCGATATGTAAGTTCCTCTGTTGTACCACCAGTTGCAACATTATTTGTTGAAATAACATTATACGCACCAAATGGCGTCACTCCAGCAGCAGTTGTTATTTTTGGTAGTGTTATAGCTACATCAAACTTATTGGTTTGAAGTACACCTGTTTTTTCAACTCTAGATTTAAATTTTTCTATGCTGAATGCCATTTATATTTTTGCCTGTGAATCTTTAAATACTTGTTGTTTTGATGCGCCGCTAAATCGTTCTGTTGGTAACATTAAAGCAAAATCCCATTCATCTGGCGCTATGTAAATAAACTGTGAACCCACATGAGAAAACAGATACTTGTGTATACACGGTTTAAACCATCTAAACCTAGATGCACTTGCAAGCACTTGGTATGACATTCTTAACTTCGTTGTGTTATCGTACTTCTTATTATTTATTGTTGCGTAGAGAGCATCCATTAATTTAGCTCTCAATACTGGAGGTAGATAATGAAGGTTGATGCCTAGAAAGCTATCACCATAAAATTCAATTGGAAATATCAATGGAAACGTATCATAAAATGGTAGGGTGTCTTTATTTTTTGGATCATACACGAACATATACATTTTACCAATAGAATTTGGAGATAGCATTTGTAAACGTCTAAATGGCATTGAGGTATCAGTAATCTCGCTATCTTGAAAACTTCTTACAGATAAAGCTTTTGTACGAAACCAATCACGTGCTTTTCTTGACCCTGTTTTAAGATCGGAAGGAGTTTTTTTTGTGTAATCTGAAAATAATGATGCCATTAAAACGAAAGTCCTAATTCTTTCTCAGTTATGATAATAAACTTCCAGCCTCTATCTTCACAATAATCAGTTGCGGCTTTCCATTTAGCTTCATTAACGCCCCAAGTCATAACTTCTTGTATATACCGTTTATTCTTTTTGTTCTCTTTAAGTATAGGAGGACGTGTTTGTGCAGCTGGTTTTACTTCAATCAATGATGTTTCTCTCCTACCTTCTTTATTTATAGTTGTAACGATGAAGTCAACAAAGTATCTGTGTACTCTGTTATCAATAGGAGAACGGTAAGGTACGACAACTTCTTCTGACCCCCAGCTAATCACATTTAAATCTTTATCAAATCTATCCATTACGATAGTTTCCCAGCGAGACCTATAAATAATATTATTGGGGTCGCCTCGATATTTTTTTGGGTTCCTAGGTTTGAAATAACCTTTATAAGTTTTCATTTAGCACTCATAAATAGTAAAAAGATATTTAGTAGAGGTTAATTAATGGCAATCGGTCAAATAAACAATATGTACCAAACTTTGACTAAGGGAGGATCTAATATTTTCCCGGAAAATCTTGAAAAACAACCATTTTGGATGTCATTTTCATTTTATCGATATAGCATGCCAAGCCTCGTACAACAAAATGTTTATTATAGAGACCAAGGAATAGTTAGATTGCCTTTACCAAATAATATGGTAGATGATCAACATGTTCAATATAGTCAAGAAAGTTTTAATTTACTTACAGGCGCAGCTATTAATGAAATACAAAAAGGAAACGTTGCAACTGGAGCGACTGCGCTTGGCGTCGGCGCTGCTTCCGGACTTGGAAAAGATCTTCAAAATTTAGCTGAATCAAAACCAGCAACCGCTTTAGCACAATCAATGGGTGTTGCAATTAATCCATTTCTTACTGTTATGTTTAAACAACCATCATTTAAACAACACGCTTTTGAATGGAAACTATCTCCTTCAAATGAAAATGAATCCCGTACATTGAATTCAATTATTAACACGTTTAAAGCTAACATGTTACCAGATCAATCAGGTGCACCAGGTGGAACACTATTGACATATCCAAATATTTTGCAAATAGCAGTGAATGTTAGTAGTGCAAATTATTTTACATATGTATTTAAACCAGCTGTAATAGAATCATTTAGCGTCAATTATACAACAGGCGGTCAACCATCTTTTTTTGGTAATACAAAAGCGCCTACTGAAGTAACGATTCGTCTTGGTATTTTAGAAATTGAATACTGGTTGTCAAGCGATTATGGTTTAAATAGACAATTTGAGCTAAGTGGCCCTATAGGCGACGTGCTTAAGCAATTTTTAGGATAAGGTATTCAATAATGGCTAATGAAACATATTTTAAAAACTTTAACACAATAAAATATGGCAACAATACAGTTGTCGATATTACAGAGCGCGTTGTTACATTAAATAATGTTCAAAAAAATCCATATGTTTATTATCCATATGATCTTCTTCAAGGTGCACGCGCCGATCAAATTTCTGATCAAACATACAATGACTCATATGCTAGCTGGGTGTTATACTTATCAAATGACATTACCGACCCATATTATGAATGGCCATTAGATGATTATCAATTTAATAAGTTTATTGAACAAAAATATGGTTCAATGGAAAACGCACTTAGAAAAATTGCGTTTTGGAGAAATAATTGGGTTGGTAAAGAACCTATAAGTGTTGCTGCCTACAACAGCCAAATTTCTAGTAATCCTTTGTTCCGTAAATATTGGAAACCAAATTTCAATTATGGTGGCGGTATTATCAACTATAGCAGAACTCAAGAAGATTGGGTTGTTAATACAAATAAAATTTTCAAGTATGATATTGATACGACAGGTTTAATACCTGTTAAAACTGTTAATATTGTTGTCAGTAATAATGTTGTAGTCCAAAATGAATATTTCACACGAAATGAAATTGTGACAATTAATGACGGAACAGCACAGGTACTACAGTCAAATAGTACAGTATTAATGGTTAATCATCCACGAGATATAACAGACACTACTCAAACAGGTACAATAATTGGTAAAGAAAGTAACAATACTGCTGATTTTAATCAGTGTATTGGCATCACTAATACTATTTCCGACGATGAGATTGTTTATTGGTCGCCAGTTTCATATTATGATGTAGAGAATGAGAAAAATATGGGTAATAGAACAATTCGCATAATGCAACCTCAATACGTTCCAAAATATATATATAACGTTAAAACATTATTGAGTAATACGTAATGGCAGGTGGATATAATCCAGGTGATATATTAATAGATGATATAACAGTTAGCTCTCCAAGATCCGGTTCTTGGCAAGCAGCTCCACATTGTTTATCATTTGATGTTTTTGAATCTATATTTGCTCCAGCAGTTTTAGGATCTATTGAAGTACTTGATGATAAAGATTATCTCGGCAAATTAAAAATAGCTGGAGATGAATCTGTTTCTTTAGCATTTAGAACTCCGACAGGTATGTCGGTTAAATACAGCTTTCATTTAAATAGTATTAAAGAAGTTAGTGTTGAAGGTGCTATGAAAGCTAAAGTGTATAAAATGGAATGTATATCACGTGAAGCATTGACTGGTCAGGGGAACCAGGTCCAGAAAGCATATAACACAACGATAGATAAAATTATTTCCGATATCCATAAAAACTTTCACAATAGTAAGCTGCCAATTTTTACAGAGCCAACAAAAGGACCCCGTAAGTTTGTTGTTACTAATCAGCCATCATATCATGTTATTGAAAATTTAAGGCAAGAAGCTGTATCAACAAAAAATAAAGGCTCAAACTATATGTTTTGGCAAACATGGAGAGGGTTTTACTTTTGGTCCCTCGAATATATGTTACAGCAAGGCGATGTTAAAACGTTTAAACAAACTAATACAGTTGGTCATAAATTTGGAACTCCCGTCGATAATAACATTATATCATGGCAAGTAAAACAAAATATGGACGCTATGAACCGTATTCACGCTGGTGTTGTTAACCAACGTGTTACAACATATGACATACATACACATAAGTACGTATCACAAGACTTTAAAATTGACGACGCAGCATTGAATGTTCTTGGTAAAGGATTTATCACAAGAATGGCCACATTTGTAGCACTATTTGCTAACGTAAATAGAACGATACATAGAATAGTTAATCCGGATGAGAAACTTAAGATAGGTAAAAGTTCTGTTCCAGCGTCTATACCATACAAGCAATTAAACCTAGCGCAGATGCAAGAGCAGTTAATGAATATGACTGTTATTGGTGATCCTAAACTTGAACCAGGAAGAACAGTTACAGCAAATGTTCCAAAAGTTACAGGATTAACTGGAAGCTCAGAAGCCGAACCACAGATGAGTGGTCGCTGGTTAATATCTAAAACACATCATGAGGTTCGCCGCCCACAGGTTAGACCGAGGTATGTTAGTCACCTTGAGTGTTTGAAGGGCGCATATGAGGAGAAAATGTAATGTCAGAGAGTTCACTTGGCACAGGTATGGAGATGTTCACCGCTGAGGTTAGAGATATTAGA